CTCCGGCTCTAAAAAGCAGAAGCAAGCCACCAGCAGCAAGAGCAATTCCACCAATAGCTTTTACAATCGGGTCAGTGATAACAGTCTCAATACTATGTCCAATGTCAATCAATGTTGCTGCCCAAGGCGGTATCTTGATATCTCCATCAACGGTTTGACGACCAAAAGCTTTCTCAGCAAACTTGCCTAAAGCATCGGTTGTTTTAGAAGCTTCTCGTCCTTGTTCCATCATAGCAAGTAACGGTCCTGATAAACCACCAACTAAAGACTGGATAATGTTCTCATCGCCATAACTTCCGCGTCTTCTAACATCAGCGCGTTTTTGCATTTCAACCGCAGCTTCCATTAGTTCTTTCTTCTCATCAGCTGTAGCTCTATCACCTTTACGAACTATTTGACCAAGTTGAGCTGCATTCTTCATTCCAAGAACACCTGCTAATTGTTGGAACTTTGCTGCTTGGGTAAATCTGTCTGCTAACTTTTCTTTGCCTAAATCCTGAATAGAGATAAGTGCTTTATTAGCGGATTGAGCTGAAAGTCCTAACTTGACGAAGTCTTCACGTAATTTGAACATCGCATTCATTCTTACTTCTCGCTCGTCTCGACCTATACCATTCAATTGCTCTTGAACAGATTGAGCGTCAAAAAGCTCATCATTAAGAGCTTTGAACTCTGAAGCTGAAGCACCTGTCAATACTTTCAATCGGCCATATGCTTCCGTTTGAGTCTTCATAGCCTTTCTTACTTTATCATTACTTGTGATGTCAATACCTGCTTTAGTTGCATTCTTTGCAAAATCAACCGCAGTCTTAGCAGCATCTTCATTACCCATGCCTAACAAAATCAAACTCTTTTGACCTTCATCTAAGGCATCTGCAAAATCACCAACATTATCACCAACGCTATAAGCCATTCTTCGGTTCTCTTGGAAGATTTTAGCAGTTTCTTCAAAACTAATACCTAACTGAACTTGTGCTTCTTTGAGTCTTGCAAAACTTCCTAAGTAATCATTTGCGCCAAGCATACCAATATCAGCAGCTTTAGTAAACTGGTCATAGACTTTGACAATGCTATCGCCAAGCATCATAACACCTAAAGCAAATAACCCAAATGGGCCTTTGCCTCCAAATAATGCGCTAGCGTATTTTCCAAACTTATCATGGAACGATTGTGTCATTTTAGCAATAGTCATATGCTTGACTGCAATCTCTTGCATTTTTATCATATCAGCTTTGATTTGATTTGTATGATTTCGAATAGCCTGAACATTTTGAACTCGTCCATGTTCATCCATCATATTAGTTTTTCTTGCAATTTCCAGAATCTCTCGTTGATGGTCTGTTAAATTACCAGTAGCTTGTTCAAGCTCGTATAGACTTTCAATGTATTCCGATGTTTGATTTCCGTGCTCTTTCAGTAATGCTTCAAATACTTTACCATCTTTATTCAGTTCATCAATTGCTTCAGACAAATCTTGAACCGAAGACAACTCTCGACCTAAATTAGTAAAGCTTGATAGTGTATCACTTGCATCAAGTAGCTTAGTAATATACTTATCATATGCCGCATTTTGAAGACTTGAACCTTCGACCATTCCAGCTAACATTGAAGACTGAGCGGAAATGGATTTGTTCATGCTCAAGTTATAGTCTTCAAAAGCATTCCAGTTTGCACGAACAGGTTCGGTCAAACTTGATAAAGCTCGACCTAATCTTCTCGAACTATTTTGGATAATTTCTGATTGTTCTATTTCCCCACGTCTAGCTTCAAGAATGATTTCACGTGCTATTTGAGCTTCTTCGCGTTGGTCAGCAAGAAGTTGTCTTCTATCATCTGATAACCTTTCTTCATGTCCTTCAACGCTATTCTTTAAGTCTTCAATAGAGTTTATCAAACTATCAAGAGTTTGTTCTAACTCTTGTGTAGTGCGGTTCTGTAGGGCTTCACGACGTCGTTGAGCAGCATCACTTTGAGTATTACTTCCGCTATCGTTAGTCCCACTTCCTGCTCCTCGTCGGTCACTTCCTCTATCACCACCCGAACCAACTGAAGCACTACCATTACTAAGTGCTCTTTCTATCTTTAGAAGAATTTGGTATGTTTCTTCTCGTAATTGTGCTTCAGAAACTGCTCTTGCCATAATTTGTATTTCTCTCTCTTGCTTTGCAGTGATGTTGGGTATATGGTGGGTATTTACAAAGTATAAATAGTTTTAGTATTTATTGTATAATCATAACTCTATATTATAAGGTTTCTTACATCATGTTAAATGAACACAATCCACTTCTCGCTAAATTAAAACTTCCAGGCCGAGTTCTTCAATTACCTTCTAGAGGTCTTCTATATTCGAACGGGGAATTAGATAGTAGTATTACTGCTGGAGAATTACATATTCAGCCAATGAATGCATTTGATGAAGTAGTTCTCAAGAATCCTGATATGTTATTTACCGGTAAAGCATTAGACCCAGTATTCTCAAATTGTATTCAAGGAATTATAAAACCAACTGAACTATTTGGTAAAGATGTTGATGCTATTATGCTATTCTTGAGATTAGTGACTTATGGACCAAGTTATGAAATTACTGCCAATCATCGTTGCGAAAACGGAAGACAACATACATATACTATTGATTTAGAACAAGTATTATCAACAATAAAGTATCTTGACTCAACTATTCTAGAAAATCAGTTTGTGGTTAGATTAGAAAATGGACAAATAGTAAAACTTCAACCTGCTAGATATGACAAAATTATTGAAGTGTTACAAGCAAACGAAGGCAAAGAAAAACTCTCAGTTGAGGATATTCAAAACAATATCTTTATGAACCTAATGAGTGTTATTCAGAGTATTGACGGAATTGAAGATAGAAATTTGATTAGCGAATGGATTAGATCTGCTGGAGCAAATCATATTGACCGAATAGCAGGATATCTTGATGATATCAATAATTGGGGATTAGATTTGACATCTACTTTAGTATGTCGTGATTGTGGTGAAAAATTTGATGTTGAACTTCCATTGAACCCTATAAGTTTTTTCTCCTAATGCTCCGTTCAGGTGAATTAGCACGAATTCAAGCACTAATTGACCAGCTCGGAGCAGAGATAAAATCAATCATTCAAAGTTGTTTAGAACTATCTTGGTATTCTCGTGGTGCATGGGATTATCATACAACTTTGCAAATGACAGCGGGTGAACGTGACATTGCTTCCGACTTTATCAATAAAAGATTAGAGCAGGAAGCTAAGAAACACAACCCTGTGTATTAGCGATTAGGAGTGTTTTTGAAAGAACGTTTTAACGAACGGTAAGTGCCGCGAACTGAAGCAGGTTCGTTGGTCATTTGCCCATAAGCAACAAACGTTGCATTGTATTTTGGACGACCTGTTTCGCTATCAACAATTGGACCACCATCAATATCTTTCAATAGTTCAAAGTGATACTTGCGACGGCTTTCGTTTTCAACCAATTGTCTGTCTAAGACAATGCCACTAGAAGCAGCCATAACACGAGCAGCTTTTCTTAATGCTTTTGCAGTTTTTAAGTTCATATGGGTATTTCCTAAAAGTATTATTGAAGTTATATTATATCACAATATCCAAAAAGAGTTATGTTTTAGAAGCTCTAACAAATGACAGACTTTATCGCCAGATGGTAAAGTCATATGTTTGCATGGGAGTTCAATGTGAGGTCTTACTGCGGCATAGTAAGGGGTGTTGTTCCATTTCATAATCACAATTCCTTCTTTATTGACCTTGACTTTATCAACATCAACTTCATCAAGCCAACCATACACACTATGCTTTCCGACAAAGAGGGACTCAAAGCTATCAGGAGTTTTGTATGCTTTAGTCTCAATCACAAATCGAAACTTTACTCCTGCTTCTTCTTCATTACTTGGCACTACATCACCAACATAATGTTCAAGTGTTTGCTTAGAGAACATATGTCCTCTAAACCCAAAGTTCTTTCCGCCAGTAATTGCACCAGATTGTTGTGTTCTTACGAATTTAAGGGGTGCCAAATGTTCTGCTAAAAGTTTTGAGAGCTTCAGTTCATTTGAAGAACCTTTACTTTTGGAATTTATTCGCTTCTTCTTTATAGGTATTGTTATAGTTTCTGTTTGCATATTAGTCCGCTAATCGATAGTTTTGTTCAAAATGAGTCTTATCAAGTTGGATTAGAGTTGAAGCATCATCGGTTGGATAGCCGAGATAGTCACCGAACTTTACGTGAATGGTATGTCCATGTTCATCTTGCAGTCTAAGAGGTTCATGTTCGTTATATTGAAATGCTAAGATTTGCCCTTTTGAACGATATGATGTATAGCCTTCTGCATCTGGTTTGCTATCGCTTTTTTCGATTTCGTATTCAACTTCAAACTCGTGTTTTGGAACAACTTTCATTGCATTTGGATTTTCGCTATCACGAACAACTAAGTCACCTTCTTTTGTCACAATGTTCTTTGACGGAACACCAGGAAAGTTTTGATGGATTTCTTCTCCAACATTTGCTTCCTTAGCTTGTAAAGTTTCATTCTTTACATAAGGTTGAAGACTGCCATTACCATCAGCTTCTTTGAACATATCTTGAAGATGGTCTTTCATGCTTTTATGTTCATCTTTAGGTGCATCCTCTTTATCCCCACCTTCTTGCTGTTGTTCTTGTTCGCCTTCTTCAGTTAGTGATTGACGGCGAAGTTCTAATAGTTCTTGTAATATGCTCATGTAAAGTAATCCTGTACGTATTCGTGGAAAGTTATTACTATTTACACTCTTCGCTTTGCAAACTAACGGTACTAAAGCCATTCTCCTTTATGACCAACATCTTTCTATCAAACTTATCTTCTACACCTTCACGATGCATAATGACCCAGGTTGATAGTTCATCTTCTTTTGTCTTTTGGTTTAGTAAAGCAACAACACTTTCAACCCCGGATGCACATAACGAAGCATCAATTTCATCGACAAACAGTAAGTTATCTTTTGCATGTAAATGATGTAAGACATCTCTAAAAGCTAATGACATTGCAAGATTGACACGTTTCTTTTCGCCAGCGGATAAGTTACCAAAATCAAGTTCTCGTCCATACTGAGACACCATACAAGTCATATCATCTTTGAACTGTATGACATGTGGTAATCCTAATTGCTTAGCATAAGTATTCATTCTAAGATTTAGAAACGGGATAGTTCGACTGATAATGCGACGTCTTAAGAAGCTATTCTTATCAGTCAAAAGTTTCAAAAGAAACTGTTGGTGTTCAATGGTGCTTTTCAATTCATCTAGTTTCTCATAGCTAATAGAACTTTCATTTACTTCTGACTCCATTTGTTCATATGTTTCAAAGTATGGATTTTCTGCTAGTTCGAGTTCGCGTAATTGAACTTGTAAGGTATTCATGTTTGCTAATGTATCAAGTAACACTGGAAGATTATCATATGTCATACTTTCGTTGACTTCTTTCAATTCAGCTTGGATGTTAGTTAGCTTAGTCGTTTCTGTCGCTAGTTTTTCTTCATGCTCTTCTAAAGAAGCAACAAGAGCTAACAGCTTCTCTTCAATGTCATGTAGCTTAGAAGCTGCATCTGCCATGTTCTGTAAGCAATACGGACACTTGTCATCTTCCAAATGCTGTTGCTGTTTTAGGAGTGTTGCAATATCTTTATCAAGTCGTTCTTTAGCTCGTGTTAGCGATGCCTTAGTTGAAGAGGTTCGTTGTTGTTCTTCTGACAACTTTGTCTTACGTTCAAATAGTTCTCGTTCATTAGTAAAGTCAATGCCTTCTACTGAAGCTAATTGCTTGCGATAACTTATTAGCTTAGCTTCTTTCTGTTCTTCCCAACTAATGACCTTTTGTTCAAACTCTGCTAAACGTTTCTGCTTCAGCTTTGACGAAGTTTCTCGTTCTTTCAATAAGGCTTCTTCTACCTTTGCATCACTTTCACTAGTTTGAATAACCTTCTTCAGCTTTTGAGCTTTTTCGCTTAAGACTGTAATGTTGAATAGTTCTTCAATATGAGCTCGTTGCAAACTAACCGGTAAATCAAGGAATGGCGTAGTATTACCAGCAAAGACAATTACTCTAGTAAAAAGTTCATAACTTCTACCATAGATACGTTCTATCAATGCATCAGTTTCGTTAATACTATCTGGAGTAATATCAATTCCATTTTCTTCTAAAGTTACACCGTGAGATTCACCTCGCTTACGTTTGATTTCATATATGTCAGAACCTTTAGAAAAAAGATACTCAACTTCCATCAAAGTATTCTTTGCCGCATTAGTGATATTGATTAGTCGAGGTAAGGTGATATTATCAAAAGCTCGATTATAGACGGCATATACAATAGCATTTAGAATTGAAGTTTTACCAGCACCATTTCTAGTATTAGTATCTATGTTTTCTCCGTAAATGAAAGTAGAAGTAGAGTCTTCAAAATTGATTTCAGTCCATTGGTTACCAAATGACATGAAGTTTCTAAAACGTAATCTTATTGCTTTTAATCTTTGCATAATTCTATAATAGTTTGTAGATTGATACTAATGTGGTAGGGTTAATAGTTGATGTTGCTTGAACCCCAGTTTCAATAAGTTTCATAACAGTTTCATCTAAAGAACTTAAGTCTAATTCTTCAAGCTCAGCAATACTTTCTTCAAGAGCCGCTTGTTGTTCTTTGACATTTTCTTCAAGTATTAACTCACGTAAGTCGTATAACTCCATAAACTCTTGCTTTAGTGCTTGAGCTTCAGAGTAAGTTACTTCCACATCTAATAAACATCTAACTCGTGCTTTATTCTTAGGTTTTACTAATTCATCAAGTAACGAGCTTAACTCAGTTTTTAGATAAGTTGGACCTGCTTCATAATCAATAAAAGATACTTCAGCTGTACTAACATTTAAGATACAACAACCTCGTTCATAATCGCCAGCATCTGCATATGAAGTGCCGAACGGATTACCTATGTAGATAACATTATCAGTTGCTTGTCTTTTATGATAATGACCAGAGAAGATATGAGTTGGACCATCAAATAATTTATGATGATATCCATGTTCGGCTCTTGCATTAGTACCAGTCAAATAAAAGTTTCTAAACTCAAAATGACCAAAGACATATTTAGATTTATTAACTTGTGGTGCAACTAATGGATATTCATCTTTGAAAAGATAAGGCAATAATAACATATCATTAAGTTTAGCCGGAGCATCGATAATATGAACATTGTTCAATTCTTTGAAAGTTTCCGCTGAATGGATTTCTCGATTATGTCTATGATATAAATCATGATTCCCTACTAACATTAATATTGGAATACCTAACGAGTTTAATCGTCTAAGAGCGTTAATTGAATAGTGTGCAGTCAAACTATTGATTGCACCACGATGTTCAAACCAATCTCCAAGAAAGAAGATACAATCAACATCATTCTTTGCAACTTGTTTTATAAACCATTCAATATAAGTTGCACAATCTATATTATGTTGAACTGAATTATGATGATTTCCCCAATGAATATCAGTAAACATTGCAATTTTACTGATTGATGAAATATGAATACCGTATTCTGTACAAATGTCAATGAAAGCAATATCATTACTCATTATCAAAGAACTCCGCATGTTTTTCGCGATAACTATCGTGTTCTTTTTCCATATGTCCAAGCGATGCATTTACTCCATTATCTAAAAGTAATGTATCTCGAATTTCGCGTTGTTTCTTTTCTTCTGCAATAACCATTAAGAAACTATGATAACAACATTGCGTAGTATAACTGAATGGATTACTAGATTTTTCAGGGTTGAATTTGAGACCGTTTTGAAGTAGATTGAGAACTGCATTGGAAATCATATCATCACGAATAGATGATAGATGAGCATAATTCTTACTCATTGAATAACGAGTAGCAATCTTCAAAAACATTTCGGCGAGTTCGGGTGTTACTCGGCCGAGAGCTTTAGCACGGAGCATTTCAGGCAATAAGACGGCATTGGTTACATAATGCCCTTCAGTAGAAGTTGCCTTTGGACGTTTGAATTTTGGAGGTTTAGGTGGTTTTTCTTTCTTTGTTTTTTGTTCTATCTGAGGTTCTAAAGCTGTTGGTTCTTCTAAAGGTGTATCGTTAGAATTAGGTTCAAAAATTAAAATTGATTTGGTCATTTGATTGGAACTCCCTTGTAAGGTTAGTGCTGTTATAAATGACCACTAATCAATTATATCACTATTTTGATATTTTGTGTAATTTTTTCATTCTTTGTTGAATGATAAATAGTTCTATACTCCAAAATAAGTGTGAATTAACAATATGTCATTACTAAACGAAACAGAAGAAGAATTCCTATTTGAAGCTTTGCCACCAATGCAGAATAAAAGAGTGGCGTTTATGATAGGCAGACTAAATCCGCCCACTCAAGGCCACTATAAAGTAATCAACAAAATGAAAGAGTTCATTCGTAAGAACCCTCATTTAGACATTGAAGCTAAACCTGTAGTTGTTGTGATTGCTGGCGAGAAGTCATCTTTAGATAAGAAGAAAAACCCCCTTACCGCTGATGAACGTATTACTTATATGCAAGCATCAGGTAAGGCTAACGGTGTAGAGTTCTTGACTTCTAAAAGTGCGTTCTTTGCACTTGGTGCTATTCGTGATGCAGGGTTCGAACCGATTGCAATTGGTGCGGGTTCTGACAGGGCTAAGGGTTATAAAGATATGTTAGACAAAGGCTTCAAGACTGAAGATGATAAGCCTATTGAACATATCATCATTCCAGGGCTTGATAGAACGGACGATGCGGTTGAGACCAAGAAAGCTGATAAGCAATCCGCTTTAGATAGAGCAATGGAAAAACTACATACGTCAGGGAACTTGAATGATGACGAGATAAGTGGTTCAGTTGCACGTCGAGCGGTAGAGCTTGGGTATGAAGACGAATTTGCAACTATTGTTGGTTTAGAACATAATAAGACACTTGCACGATTAATGTTCAAGAAACTTCAAAAGTCATTTGGGTTTACTGACGATAACGAAGGGGAATAAGTTATGACTTGGGATGCTTCTTTTCCACCAATCTATCCGACTAGTCAAATCAATAGACCTAATGGTCAGGCATATACTATTGAACAAGCAAGGGCTTGGCATGCGGCAAATAACGGCACCGGTTCTACGTGGGATGCAATAAAAAGTGACCTGCCTTCATTACCGAGCATGTCTGACTTGACACAGCCTTTCGAAAAGCTTGGTGAAGTTGCAAGTCAAATCAAATGGGGTGCATCTAAAATGATGGACAACATCGGTGACTTCTTTTCAGGCGATTCTAATACTCCAGGGCATATGATTTCTGGTGCATTAGGAAGTAGCGATGCTTTAAACAATATGATACCTCAATCGTTCAAATCATTGACTAACGGAAACTTTTCATCGGTAACTGAGAATGCTATCAAGGGAATTGGAGACTCACTCAATTTTGATAGTTTGAAACCTGGTTTTGTGGATAAGATTATCGGTTCGACTGATGTGACTTCAGCCTTATTGAGTAGCGGAATTGCTTCAGACGCAGGTGGTCCTAAACGTCAAGGAGTTGAGCTAAAGTCTATTACAAGTGGTGAGATTGTCTATTTCAATGTGACTCCAACTATTTCTGAAGAACGTGGTGCAATGTATGATGATGTGACACCTGCTCATCATCCTGGTTCGATGTTGAAGTATAATCATACTGCAGCGAGAGGTTGGTCTATTGGTTCAATCAAACTAATTTCACGAAACATTTCTGAAGCAACTGAAAACCAACGAGTGCTCAATGTATTACGAAGCTGGTTGATGCCATATTATGGTTATGGAACTGAAGCAGAGAATAGGAATATGTTAGGAGCACCACCTGACTTATTAGAACTGAATGCGTATGGCAGTAAGAACATTGGAAACATTTCAGTCGTTTTGACACAGCTAAACATTGATTGGCCTAATGATGTTGATTACTTACATACATCAGATGGTCAAGCATTTCCTGTTATTATGAACGTAAGCATATCATTGAAAGAAGCTTGGTCGCCACGAGAATATAGTGGATTTAGTTTAAGTGCTTACAAGAAAGGTGATATGAAAGGTGCTTATGATGGTTCGAGAGCAACTCCTTCAGCTGGAGAACCAACTGCTAAACCTGCAGAAACTCCAAAAGGAATTGATGCGGCACCAACACCAGCTAATTCTTCAGGTGTTACACCGACTTCACCAGCAGCTACAAATGCGTCGACTGCTAAGTCTGAAGCAACGACATCACTCGGCTCTTGGGGTAAAGAACAATTAGAACAAAAAGCAAAAGCAATCATAGAAAAGAATAGTTCAACCTCGACTTTGAAAAAAGCAGTTAGCACTTTAGGATTTTATGAAGGTAAAGATTTTGTAGACTCAGTCATAGACTCAGCAACAGCAGAAAAAACTATTCCTAAGGCTTTCAGTAGAGGTCAAAGTAATTAATGACAACATCAAGTGTTCAACAAAAATTATCACGATTTGTTCAAGGTGGTCTAACTGAAGTCGGTCCTATTGGTTTAGAATGGTGGGGTCGTTTCAATTTCCCAGTGGATGAAGCAAGTGATGTTCTCTATACTATCAATGAAACGACTGCTGGAAGATTAGACAAAGTAGCTTATGGGTTCTACAATGACCCGGGGTTATGGTGGGTCATTGCTCAATACAACTACTTATTAGACCCGTATGAAGAAGCTTTCATCGGTCGTGTGCTAACGATACCATCAAACGAACGAGTTCAACTCTTATTGACCCAAAAAGTTGGAGGAATAGATAGTGCTAGAAGTAGCGAAGCTATCCTCCCTCCATTAGTCCTATAATACATATGAGCATCCCAGCAAATCCATTAGACAAGTATAGGTCACATAGTATCCATTACATTATGACCGTTGCGAGTAATTCAGAAGCATTTCAACCATATCTAGCACCTAGCAAACCAGATGGGGTAGGGTTCCTAGCAAATGTTACAGGGAAGAAGCTAGGAGATGATATAGGTGGAGGTGTTTATCTACTTGTTGACTCAAGAAAGACATCAGAGTTCTCAATTGCTAATGTGACCTTTACTACTCTCGTGAATGCTTCAGGTGAATATGCTGGACAAACCCTTACTAATGAAGGGCTTATTCATATTCAAGTTGTTGACCCATCCGGTGTTGGGTTCTTCAATTACTTTAGATACCTTACTTTTGATAAGCTAAAAACGGATGGGAGTGGATTAGTCTTTTGTTTACATATCACCTTCATTGGACATACTGATACTGGAACAACTGAACATGTGTCAACGGTTGGTATTCCTATGATAATGGGTGGAGAGTTTACTTTATCAGAATACACAACTCGTGGTGCTGTTTATGATATGGGCTTTTGTGCTCAGACTATGGGTATCGGCCAAATGCCGCAAATGTCAGAAATACCAAAAGTTCTTTCTGTCAAGTTCGAAAACTCGTTACTTGGAACGGCTGTTCAAGCAATTGAAAACCAACTAAATGTTGCTGCACGTGAATGGTATCTAAAAGCTAATCCTGTTAGTAAACCTCGTGATGAAGCTGGACAACCCGTCGAAAAGAAAGATAAGACTGAAAGAAAAGGTCGCATCATTCGTTATATGATTACTATTCCACCTAATTGGTTCTATCTTACAGTATGTGCTACTAATGATAGAACTCCAGAAACCATCTTTTATGGAGACGGTTCAAAAGCGGCGGCTGAAGAAGAGTATGCTAAAGTTCAAAAATCGATGGAAGATAATAAGGCAAATAGCGGAGTATATTCATCTCAAATTTCTAATGACGTCAAACAAATCTTAGAAAACTTACTGAAATTGTGTCCTGAAGTTACAGGTATGGCTAGTCAAATATCAAAGGTTGATGAAATAACTAAATTCAAAATCAATCAATCAGTTTCTTCAAATGAAGAAGAAATGGTTATACATTTTGATGTAATACAGTATAAGATGCCAAACCCAGATGCCGACCAAAAGAAAGTAAGTGAAGGCACAAGAACCGGACCGGAACGAGATGCAAAAAATCCTGACGGTTCAATTGAATTTGACTATCTTTATTCAGGACATAATCCTGACGTATTAGACTTCAACATCAAAATAGATAATTTATTTGTAGGACTTGAAACATCATCAGGTGCGCCTTATGAAACAGGAAAAGATATTACAAGCCAATCTCAAAAGAAGAAAGATAAACTTTCTCCTGAAGTTGATAAGAAAACATTCGTTGGGAATCCTGGTAAAAATCAGCCTATGTATCTACCGCCAAAAACAACTACTCAACGTTCTAATCAGGCAGATGTTGCACCTACGAATAATCCATTAGCAAAAGAAGTATTTAAAAATGCGCAAGCATTTCATCAAACTTTGGCAGATATGCATTTTGCAATGGGAACAACAAGTGTCAAAATTCGAGGAAACCCTAACTTATTTTCTAACTTCGTAGTTGAAGCAATTGCTCCTGTTCCAAAAATTACTACTTCGGTCAAAGACTATATTGAAAATGGCGATGCATCTTATATTGACAAATTATCTAAATGGGAATACGACCCTAAGAATGAAACCGCTGCAACTGGAAATGGAAGTATTGTTCAAGCTCATCTTGAACATCGTAAGTTTGTTGAACGTCAAATGATTGATAAGAAGTTTTTAGGAGAAACCCAATTCGCTAAAGTGAATGTATATGGACCACGAGATTATCCATTCAACCAAGAAGGTAATGTAGATGAATACAAAGTCAAACTATTTTATGATGATTGGTATATGATACAATCAGTTGTTCATACTTTTAGCGGAAGTGATTTTACGCAAGAACTTATACTAATAATGCAACATAATTATGGTGCAATAAGTACGCTAAAGGCACAAGAAGGTGTGAATAATGCAAACTAATAAATCAATCCTAAATCGATATCAAAATCATTTTCCATTTATCACTAATGGTTTCGTGATGGATACGGACGACCCAAATCAAATGGGAAGAATGAAAGTATGGTGTCCAGCTTTAGATGGTGAGTCTTATAATATTAGCCAATTACCTTGGGCAGAATATGCAGCACCTTTTGGTGGAGTTACTAATGACTTCCCAGCTGGTCGAAATAGAAAAGCACCTAAAGGACCTGTACCTTATGGTTTCTATTGCTTACCTAAACTCAATTCTCAAGTGTTAGTCTTTCTTCTGAATGGTAATCCTAATCGAAGGTTCTTCTTTGCTGCGGCGTATGACTTACATCGAAATAGAGGACTACCTTCTGGAAGAAATAAGAAACCTGATGAAACAACAGTTGGCCCGTTTACCGACTCGTATGACCCTCTGGAACCTGCTTACTCTAACTTACGTGCAGCTTTCAATGGAGACGTAAGTAATCCAATCGCTCAAACTCGTGGGGTAAGTGAACGACAAGTTGCCCAACCAAAACTTCACCCAGACGGGAATGAAGGATATGCACCGGCAGCGGCTGACCCAACTGAGTATCTTGACCCGCAAACTTATTGTTGGGTAACTCCAGGTCATCATGTCATCACAATGAACGACACTGCTGATAACTGTCGAATAAGAGTCAAGACTTGTGAAGGCAATCAAATCATTCTTGACGATACTAACGAACGTATCTACATATCAACTGCTTCAGGTAATACTTGGGTAGAACTTGATGAAGACGGACACATTCATATGTATGGGGCAAAGTCTATCTCAGTGCGAGCAGAAGAAGACATTAACTTAGCGGCAGGTCGTAACATTAATCTTGAAGCAAAGACTGGTATCAACATCAAAAGCGAAGCAGATACTAGGGTTCAGGGTGGGAATGTACATATTAAAGCCGGAGCAACTCTTGCTGCGACAGGATGTACATTAGACTTAGTTGGTACAAAAACCCGTTTGACTGGTGACACAGTTGATATCAAAAGTTTGGGTTTATTTGCTATGCAAGGAAGTAAGATTACTGCGGCAGTAGAAACAACGCCAACCGATGCTGACAAAGACGAACGTATCTTACCAGGTGGACCCGCTGCAGCAGGTGAATGTGCACAAGAAGCATCGGGTGCATCTATTGTTCCATCGCATGAACCTTTCGTTAGACCCGCAAACAAAAATCGCAATTCGCATTATAAAGGATAATAAGTAAATGGCATTCAAAACTTTGTATCATGGCTTCTCTTCTAATAAGTGGATGAGCTCTAAACAGTTTGGTATCTCTAACTTTGAAGTAGTCAAGCAAGACTTATACAACCACATCTTTACTGCTAAAGGTGATAGAGTAATGATGCCCACGTTTGGAACTCGTATTCCTTTACTTACGTTTGAACCAAATGATGAGAATACTCGTAAGATCATAGAAGATGACCTTCGTTACGTAATAGAATATGACCCGCGTGTAAGATTGGTTGATATGCAAGTAGTTTCATTAACTGATAATAATGTTATCCTCGGTTTAGTCGATGTTTTCTATCTTGAGTTTGGAGTTCAAGATATGCTAAAAATAGAAGTCAAAACCAGTGCATAGGATTATCTTATGCTATTCCTAATAAATACAATATCGCATTTCATTCGCCGACACGGAATATCTAACTAACATGTCAATCAAAAACCTTTATCAAGCTGAAAGCTGGACTAAGATATATCAAGCGTTTTCGCAAATCAATTTTGCAGCGTATGATTATAGCACAATTAAACTAAGTATCATTGATTATATTCGCATTTACTTTCCAGAAAGTTTCAACGACTTTATTGAAAGTTCTGAGCTAATTACTTTAATTGAAAGCTTTGCATATGTTGCAGAACAATTAGCTTATCGAGTTGATATGTTATCGCATGAAAACTTTATTAGTACAGCGCAAAGAAAGCAATCAATTCTAAAGTTAGCGAAACTAATATCGTATGCACCTTCTCGCAATATCCCGGCTCGTGGTTTAGTCAAGATTACTTCAATCTC